AAAAGTAAATTGATCTGCTAACTCGTGACCTACGTGAGGTTCACATTCAACTTTCAAATATACTTCATTCTTCTTTTGAATAATAACGTTAGATTTCATATCCTTTTAGGAACTTGGCGAATTCAACCGCATTCTTTATATGAAAGGAACGGTTGTTAATTGCCGAGAGAATGGTCTTTAATGCCTCGACCATCTGGTTGTAATACTTTACTTTGAGAAGAGATTTTTGATATAACTGATCCGCTTCCAAATAGATTGGTACATCTGTCTTGATCAGTTTGATTGGAAATGGAGTTTCCGATTTTCCAGTATAGTATTCCCACCTGTCACGGTAAGTTCGCTTCACATCTAGTTCTGCCTGATCCTTAAGGGTGACAAAACTATTGTAAAGTCTTAAATATTTAGCATGTAATTTGGGGATTGATAACGAGTCGGTGTCTAGTTTTTCATCATCTAAGGGAGCATCTTTCTCCCACATGTCATTCAAGGTTTCTAGATTCATACTTTATTATTGTTTTTATCAGTTATCTCGTACATAGTATACTTGAAGTTGACCTCTGCTGTAAAGTAGTTGATGTCAGTTGCGGATGAATCAAACTCTAGTGTGGTCAAACTTGTTGGAAATATGTTCATAAAGTTGACTGTGGATATAGTGTTGTAGTTACTATTCAGTATTAACAGTCTAGCATCACTCATCTGTCTCTCAAAAGGTTCTGGTCTACCTTTCTCATCAACAGAGTTGATATATGCGAAGAAGTCTTTTTGATGTTTAGGATTGGTCAATCCTTTCAACCATTTAAAAATCTCATAGTAATTGTCTAAGTCTTCATTGACTAAGAACCTTAGGTTGAGATCTCCAAAGGTCATCTTATCACCTGGCACTGAGTAATCCTTGACAGGTGTGGGTACCTCTCTTACACCAATGTTCACTTCTGGTATAGAAGCGGACTGGCAGAAATAATCTACATTTGGTGTCCTACCAATAACAAACTTAAAACCTACAGGAGATAGAAAGTTTTTATTGGAAGGATTAAATAGTGTCTGGTCGTATGCCATTAGCAGTTTTTGTTTAAGTTCTCAGCCATGTCGCCACCGATGTTAGAACCTTGTTCTCCACCGAACATTGCTATCCAACCAGCAGCAACCCAACCAACAAAGGGAATAGAGGAAACAGCAGGAGCAGCAGCA